GTAAAGTGGGGGTGGTTTCCCACCCCCACAATACTACATCATTGAACTGGTTATGTTCAGGAGATGGCGCCGCCCAAGGTGTTGAGGATGACGCGGCTCTCGTGGGTGATGACACCGAAGCCCCAGATTGAATACCAGGCCAAACCGTGCTCACGACCGAAGTCGATGACGCCACCGTCACGGAGCTCTACGGGTAGAGCAATTGCGTGACCGAAAGCGTTGTCACCGATCATGATGGCGCTGTAGGAGTTGGCGCTGGGGGCTTGGTTTCCGCCAGTGTTGGGGTTGAGGTCAGCAGGAATGCTGAGACCCTTCTTAACCTGGGTGGTTTCGATGAACACCACGTCGTACAGACGACCGATTTCACCAAGCATGAAGTTGCCGGGGGCAGCGTACTTGGTGACTTCGATGAACTCAGGCCAGTCACGAAGTGAACGGCTCTGGCTTGGGTGTACGAAACACACATAGGTGTCGCCAAGGCGGGGGATGTTCTGACCGGCGAGTACTTCAACGGCGTCCTTGATGGAGGCTGGGCTGAGGTAACCGGGGGCCGAAGCTGATCCAACGTCACCGGCATCGTAGGGGCTGATCGAGCCACGGGTAGCGGCTGCGGTCCGTCCGAATACGACGCTTGGGGCTACGGCTGAACCGCCACCAAATGGAACACCGTTGGCGTAAAGGGTGTTACGAGCTTCGATGTCCATTGACTGGGCCATGTGGCGGCCAAGTAGACGGGAAGCTGAAGCCATTACGTCGTCGAACGAGGCGTTGAGGAGTAGCTCGGTTACGGCTACGGCCTTACCATGTTCGGTAACGGTGATCTGAATCTGGCTAGCCGAAAGGGCTACTGGATCCATACGCACGCCTTCAGTTAGGGTCGAGCCAGCTCCAGAGCCAGTCTCGGTAACTGCGAGGTTGTTGTAACGCATGAAGTTGATGGTCAAACCGGGCATGACGCCGAGTTCGGTCTTCTTAACAGCGAACTGCTCGAAGCGAAGCACGGGCATGGCCTGGAAAAGGATTTCCTTTGACCAAATTTGCTGGATTGCGGGGGTCAAGGCATCGCTAGCTGCTCCGCCGTAACCGTTTGCTGAGATGGCGGTGGTACCAGTGATGTTACCACCGTTTGGTGTGGGGTATGCCATTTAAATATCCTCCGATGGATAGGTTGTTGGGTTTTAGAAACGGCCCCGGGGGGGTCGAGCCTGTAATAGCCTGTCACGCATCTTTACGTATTGATCCATCGGCATATTGCGGATATCTTCCGCAGTCAACGTTTGGTATTCCTGTTGATTCTCCAGTGGTCCAGTTGGGGGTGCCGTGATTGGCGCCCCCTTTGGACGAGGCGGCTGACTCGTCCTCTGGATTGCTTCGATTATAGCATTACTGCGTTCACGTAGCACGGCAATGCTATTTTCGATCTCTTCTTCAGAGTTGCCGGTAACCAAGTCGACCAGCTCGGGGATGATGCTCTCACTCTCCGCCTGGATCCTACGGTTACGGTAGCTCTCTAGCTGTTGGAAGTAACGCTCCTTTTCGAGCATCGCGTCCTTAGCCTGACGGTCCTTTTCCATCTCTGCGAACTTCTGGCCCCATTCCTGTTCAACCTGGTTGATCCTCTGGTTGAACTCATCCTCGCGCTTCGCAAGAAGCTCTTTGGCGGAAAGTTCCTCAATTTCACGTTGACGTAGGAGATCGGCCTCCTTACGAGCCCGCTCCTCAGCTTCCTTGATTGCCTGTTCGCGCTCACGGCTTAGGAGGCTTAGTTGGTCCTCCATGGCCTTCACTCGACCATCGGCATCCTCAAGACGCTTGTACATTTTCTCTTTTTCCTGCTGACGAATCTTATGGACTTCGTCCTCAGTAAAAATCTTGGTATTTTGAGTCAAATCCTGCGGTTCTTCCTGCTTGGGTTGCGCAGGGATTTGAATACCATCTTCGTTTGGGGTAATTGCCATGAGTAAACCTCTGTTAGTTGTGCGTATGTGGACTGGATTAAAACGACTAATTATTCTTCGTCAGGAACACGACGCTGGGAGAACCTAGCTCCGTATGCCTTTGCAACTATGTTGTTTAACATTCCGGCATCAGGGGCTACCTGAACACCGGGCATCGGGCCCGCTTCTTCTTGCGGGCCTCCTGCACTTGTTACATTAGCACCTCCAGCGGGTACCGTGCTGGTACCGCCTGGGCCTGGTAACAAACCTGTAGCCATCATGACCGCTTGATTGATCTGGGCACGGAGCATGTCAAGTGCCCCTTGATCAATAGCGTCGTCACGTAGCTCTTCAAAGATCTCGGCAAGCTTCTCGCGCGGGAACTCTTCTCCCAACATGCGCATGGCGCCTTCCTTAGACTCAAGACCCATGGCCATCTTGGCTTGAGCTTCATTGAGTTTAATTAGTACATCTACAGGTAGAGGCTCTGGCCAGTGAACCTGTGTCTTGTAAGTAAGGGGATCTGCTGGATCCAGGATGGCAAGCTCGTCGGCCTCCGGTGGTTCACCCTTACTGGGGTCATACATCAACAGTTCCGGTTGAAATACAGCAGCTGTACGAATAATGATCTCGTTAATCTTTTCCAAGCCCTTTGTGAAATGGATGCGCTTCATGTTAAAGCGGTTCATTAGGGGTTGGTATTGAATTGACAAAGCCACACCAGAAGTATTTGAAACAGGCTGGAACTGGCCTAATGCTGTCTCTGGAACGCCAGTGATCTCATGCATGGCGCGCTTTAGGAACACAATGTATTCCATAGCTCCAGCCATGTTTCCACTTGCCTCAAGGTTACGCACCGTTGCGTCCTTAGGAAGACCGGCCCAGACCTTCTTGGGGCCACGCTCTAGCTGGCTTGCCTTGGCACCTGTGATAATGGTTACTGGGGCAGCGTGGTAGTTAATGATGTCCGATACCTCGGTCATCTTCTCGTTAAGTTCCCTGTTTAGGGGGATTATGTCCCAAATGTCAGATTGACCCCAAGGTGACGATGAGATCGTCATGTTCGGGATATGAACCACAGGGATGTGTCCCACTGGGTTTGGGTACTGATCGATTAGCTCATCGTTGATGTATTGCTCGATTGATTCGTCGGTCAGGATTTCAGTAAAGGTGTAGACCTGGCGCGTACCCTCTGGTGAGGTACCCCAGAATCGGTACTTCAGCTTAAAGCGAAGCAAGCGGTCGCGGTCGTGCGGGTGGTACTCCGGGAAACAGTGAGCTGGGTTTAGTGGGATTACCCGAACGCGCCCTTCGTGAGGAACCCCAAGTAGGTCTACAAATGGCTCCTCGTAAGCAACCTTTACAAAACAATCGCCAGTCACCCCAGCAAGCTGACCCATTTCCCACAGCACGTAATGCTTAGAGTTGTCGACTTCCCACACCTTATGCAACAAGCTTGGGATTACAGCTCCGTTCTGTGGGGGTACTTTCCACTGGACACCCTTACCAAAACAGAAGTTTGTGATGTAGTCCGACATGGTACGGACGTAGTTCATGGTGATATTCTGCTCACCCATTTCACGGCGGTACGACCAGTGGTGGCCCAGGTACCAAGCCCAGCAGGCACTGTAGCGGTTTAATCGTGGGCCATGGACCTCAAACTCCTCGTCAGCCAGTTCAACTAAGCCAAGGGGGGAGATTGCGACTGTTAGGTCGCTGGAGGAGGCTCTATAACTTGGTGACCAGAAATCAACAGGCATATTACTCCGACCTACGTTTGCGCTTCTTACTTATCTTAGCAGGAATATCAACGTAAGTTAATGATTTAACCATGCCCTTGGGGATATGCATAACATTTCCATAAAGGTCTTCCTTCTCTTTGAAGGTAGCGAAGGTTGAAATAAGAGTTATGTACTCTGGATTTAGGTCTTCAACAAGCCAACCAATCGTGAATGGCAACACCGGATCCATCTTGTACTCATCCTGATACACCCAGGGGCCGTCACCATCAAAGGCGTCAATCCACTCAATTATTACTGGGCGATAAGGGTAAATCATAACTAAATCATACCCTCTGGGCTGTGTACAACTTACCTCGATACATGGCTGATCCGTTATGGAACGGGACCTGTTCATACCAAAACTCACCATCACCTGGTACAAAGGTAACTACACCTATACCCTGTTGCCAGTCCTCAACAATTGTCATAGGTCGACCGTCCAAGTCGATTGACCCCTTTGTGGATGGGACGGAGCCGTCACATTTGGCCAACGTACCAGGGGATGCGGCCATGATGGTCTTTGCTCCATCCCAATCTTCTCGTGAGCGCTCTGCCCACTCGCGTCGGTGGATGTGTCCGTAGAGGACTGATGTTTTTTCTGTTCCGAGGTACGCGTGCGCTGTCGACCCGTTACTGCGTACTTTTGTGCCGTGGATGACGCGGAGTCGTTGGTTGATCCAGTACTGCCCAGCCGGATAACCAGGAATGTAATCAATCCCGTAATCGTCGAAACGACACAGATAAGGAACACTGAGACAAGGCCAAGAGTCCGGAGTATTCCCTCGACGAATGCCGAACGCTGCTTTTGCGTTATCGAGAACAAAGTTCACCAATCTTTCTTCGTGGTTTCCAGCTAGCCATTTGATTTCTGCGTTTGGGGCGGCAGCTCGTAGCTGCGCACACAACGTTGTTGCCCTATCTATGGATGCCTGAGTTGTGAGGGCGTACGCACTACTAAGGCGGTACTTCCCAAACTCAGGCAAGTCAAGGTTGTCTCCGACCATCACGATTAGGTCTGGGTTGAGCTTCTTGGTAATCGCTAGGGCGATGTCTAAAGCCTGCTCGTCATGTGTTGACTCTAGTTCTCCACTAGACGAACGGAAGTACCCGATCTGCATGTCTGGAAGAATGACAGCGACCTTGTGGGCTGCATCGGTTGTCTGCGCTACTTTGGTAGCAGGCAGCTTTATGGAAGGCCCTGTTTGTACTACAGGCCAAGCCGGTCCAGATTCCCACGCAGGAGAAAACTGGATGCCCATGAGATCATGAATCTCAGCTTCACCGTCATCATTCTTGGTGAGTGACTGGTAGAAAGAAACTCTTTTAACCTGACCTACTTCATCCAGGTCGATGTTGTTTCTCTTTAGTAATTCAGCTACCTTACCCAGTGAGTAAGCGTTGTTCAGGTCCTTGGACAGATCACTCACAGCTGCACCTCTTTGATAGGTGGCGAGAAATGGTACTCGCACTTATTGTATGACCATGCCTGTTTAGCACGCCAGTCAACCACTCACAAGAATAAACCTTTGCTTTCCCAGAGTTGGTGTCTAGACGGATTAATTCGATTGCTCTGTCGAGAGCCTCTGCTTCCTCTTCGGACATGCGTTCCCGCAACCGTGTCAGACCACAAGAGTTCCTAATCTTTTCCGGTGATCTAGAGAGGAGGTCTTCTACCAGGCTTTGGGCCTGAGTCATGTTGTGCTCCTTTTGTTGATGAGGATTAAGCCACCTTGGTGACTACCTCATTATACATATTTGTGCCTCGGTTGGTGCATACGATCTGCTTTTTTATCTTCTCAATCAACTCGATGAGTTCATCCTCTTCTTGAACTCCTCGCGCCATAACGCGGCTTAGGTAGTAGAGGGTTGTTTGCAGGTCGTGGGAAGTCATCGTTGCTCCTTTGTCAGTGTGTGGGTTACTGACTCTAGCAGAACAACGGTGGTACAGGATACAGAAAGGGCGGGGAATTATCCCCGCCCTCCCCGCCCTTGTCGGTGGTGTTCGATCAGTCGTAGACGACTGTTGGGTTGGGGCGCTTCATGTAGCCGCCCGAACCGTAAACATACTCAAATTGAGGAGTACCATCACCGGCCATGGAGCCCTGCACGAAGTCGCTCAACATTGCTGGAGCCTCAATCCAAGTAGCCGAACCCACATGGGCCTTCTCACGAAGGGTCTCCATCGGGGTCTTGATCATGCCAGCCATGGTCTGACGACCACGACCGTCACCTTCGGTATCTCCATATGCACCACGACCGAATTCGAACGGGATGTCGGTATCGGTAGCGACACCCTCTTCGAAGCGAAGCGGGCCACGACGGGTCATGTTCATCGCGTATGCGACCTCATAACCAGTTTCGGGAGCGTAAGACATTTGCATCTCCTAAAGGAAGAATGGACTTTATTAGTATGCCATACCTATGGCATATCAACGAAACCAAGGCGCTTCGAACGTCTCCACATATGGGGTGGTGTCGTTGATACTCATAGCGCAGGCAATAGCCAGTGAGTCCACAAAGTCGTCATGGGAGTCACGCTCATCAGGCGGTGCCTGAATAAGCATGTAATTACCCTTGATGACCTTCTCGGCATCTTCCATCTGCTGACGGAAGCGCTTCCAAATGCGAGTACGGCGAGCCTTAGAATGACCGGGGTAAACGATCATGCGTCGCTGAAGGAGAGCGATGAGATGCTTCCAACGTTCGCTCTGTGTCTTGATATCTGACGATACGGGAATTACCTCACATCGATGCTCCAAGAGCCTCTGTAGGCGCTCAGCGACTGCTGAACCCATACCCTGAGCATCAACGCCTACATAGGCGATGTTGTAGTTGTCCAAGAAGTCTAAGTCATCCTCAGCCACGAGCATTCCTCGGTCAAGCATCCACTTAAGGTTGTAAGACATCTGGAATTTCGTCAGAGTCTTCTCCTAAGCGCATCTTCTCCTGCTGGATGAACTTGGCGTAGTAGGGGTTGTACTTTCCAACAGTCCTATAGTCATACTCAAAGTGATTGATACGACTACGCCGCCTAGTAGCACGACGTTTGTTCAACTGAATGGCCTTGTAGAAATCACCCTTGTGGAACGATGGGGTTCCGATCTTCACCATGGTTCCTGCATAGGCGGCAAGCATGGGGTGGATGGATTTACGAACCATCGTGTCGTCGGCTTCCTGAGCCTCA